AGCTCCGAGAGAAGCAATGATGCTGCCCCGCTTCGCATTCATGCCTGCAAAATTCGCCGGCCCGCTTGTGAATGGCGTGCGCCACTCGCTGCCCATTCCGCCGACCCGCTTTTTGTTGCCGTCCGGTGTCGTTTCCTCTTTGCCTAGGTAGTCATCCATGAGCGAATTGATCGTCCCCATGGTGTCCACCAACGTGCCCTCGATGGCCTTTACCTTGCCGAAATTCTCGGTCCCCGGCATCGGCGCCAGGCTCTTGCCGCTCGCTGTCTCGACCACGCCGTAACCCACGGGAACTTTCCCGCCGGCCTCTGCTGCGGTAGCCGCCGCTGCGCGCTTGTCGGCGCGGCCCTCGCTGTCCGCATGGAACGATGCAGCTTGCGCCAGGCGCGCGCTTTCCATTTGCCGCTGAAACGCGGCTTGCCGCGCGTTCTCATCGAACGTGGCTTTCCATTGCTGCTGCTGCCGCGCCTGCGATTCGACCCAGTTTTCTTGTTGCTGCGCCTGATGCTGCCCCGTCTGCTCGTACGTGCGATTGAACTGCTGGCCCATCCGATCCTCGGTGCGTTCGAATTGCTTGGATTGCACCGCCTGTTGCAGCATCGGCGCGAAGCTCTGCAAGGCTTTGGCACCGCCAGGCAGTTGCAATAGACCCTGCGCGAACTGAAATTGATTCGCCACGTTCGTAGGGTCTGCCATCAGGCCCGACCCCGGCACCGGCACTGGCCCCTCGTCGCCGGCCTTTGCGCCAGGCTCGGTGCCAAGTAGACCCTTCATGCCCTCGGCCAGCTGCGTGCGCTCCCGGCCGCGCACATAGTCGACGCCCATCGCGTTGGCGGCCAGCAAGCCAAGTGCCATCAGTGGAATCATGGTGCGCCCCTAGCTCGACTTGATACCGCCGCTTGTGTTCGCATTCCACGCACTGCCGGCGCCGGAACCCACCCCGAAGCTCGATTGATTGGTGGTGCCGTAGGAGTTGCCGCCGCCGCTGCTCTGCCCGTACCCCCAGCCGCTGCTCGCCCCCGATCCGAAGCCCGTAGATTGCCCGGTGCCGTAGCCGCTCGATTGCGAGTTGGACAGCACCGTAGGCCCACCGATGAGGCTTGCGGCCACGCTGAGCGGTGAATAGGCGCCCTGCTGCATGTTCCCCGTCATGCCGATGGCCTGCAAAGATCTATCCTGATCCGCGCTGTACTGCTGCGCGCGCTGCTGCGCCGCAGTCTGCGCGATGGATTGCCCGAACAGGCCCGCGGCCTCTCCGGTCGCCAGGCGATCCCGTGAGCTGCCGAGCTGGCCCACACCCGCGCTGCGTGCATCGAGATCCGCCAGCGTCCCCCGCTTGAAGCTGTCCGTTGCCTGATCGATGCTGGCCTGCACCGCCTGGTCAAAGTAGGGATTGGCGCCCGGCGTCAGCTGCTGCGCCCAGGCCTGCGCGCCCTGGTTGCCGATCTGCTGCGCCTGCTGCCCCTGCGGGCTGGAGCCATTCAATAGCCCGCCAGCCGCGGCATACAGCGCATCGAGCTGGCCCGACTGATTGCCCCAGACGTTTTGCCCGCTCGTCGCCTGGTTGCTCGAAAGGTTCGTCGCCTGGTTGCCGGATTGGTTCCACGCATTGTTCCCTGACCCCTGCGTCGATTGGTTCCAATTGTTGGACGCAGTCTGCCCGCTGCCTTGCGAGCTGTTGAAATTCAATGAGCTGTTGCTGCTCGATCCGCCGCCAAGTGATCCAGACATGACTACACCTCCAAGCCCATGCAAATGCACTTCAGGCGCGCGCCGTGCTGCTCTAGGATGGGTTGCCAGCCGCGCCGGCCCACCATCAGCACGCGCCGCGCGCCGCGCTCGTTCGCGATCCTGCGAACCGTCGCGATGAATTCACCGATCCACAGCGGCATGCGCTCGCCGCCGCAGCACGCGACCAGCACATAGCCCTCGCCGCGCGGATCAATCGAGTAATCCAGCACCGCCACACCGGCCAGCTCGTCGCCTATCTGCATCGTGACCATCAGGAATTCACCGCTCAGACAGCGCCTGTAAACGTCCTGAATGTTCAGGTTTTCGTTCACCGCATCATCGAGCGCCCACCGCACCCACTTGCCCACCCGCGGCCACAGATACGGCACCTGGTCAGAACGCACGGCCACGCAGCGCGGCTCCAGCGCCAGCGGCACGCGCTCTGCATCGTCGGTCTTCACACGCTCTGCAATCGCTTCCATACGGCCCCCTCATAGACGTACCACCCGGCCAGCTTGCCAACGCCCATCACATCCGCCGCGGCATAGACCATCATTCCATCGCCAGGCCTCGCAATCGCCGGATCTGCGGCAGACTCCAGCCGCGCGAACATGACCGATTGCACGCGCGGTTGCTGTTGCAGGTTCACCAGCCTTTGCAGCATTTCAAAGGCCCAATGCTTGACCGCTTCCACACCGCCAGCCGGCGCCGGCTCCAGCTCGTACTCTGTCGGCCCGCTGGACTCGCGGGTTGTCATGTCAAACCCCGCGCCTGGAATTCGACCCCGAAGCCCGACACGCTCCACGCTGCGATTCCATCGCCCTCGAATCGCACCGACACAAAGCGCCCCTGCACGCTGCAATCCACGCGCTTACTCGATCCGATCACCCAATCTTGCGGCGCGGCCCAGGCCACCGGATCGCCACCGGCCATCTGCGCGCCCACCTGCACCCTGATGGCCTGCCCCGCGGCGCCCTGGACGCGCGGATAGATCGCGCTGACCAGCTTGACGGTCTGCTCGTCGCCCAGCACCAGCGCCGTGCGTTCGACGCTCGCCTGGATCTGTCCGCCGTTGGCCCGCAGATCTCCAGCATCGAGCGTGAAAACCTGCACCTTCGAAGGAGAGAACCCGGCGCCGCCCGGCTTGTATCCGCCCTGCGGCGGTGAATCCCAAGGGATCGTGTCGGCTTCCCATATGCCGGCATCGTTGACCCATGTGAGCGGCGTTGACAGCTGCGGTATCACGCCCGTAGCGGTGTGCGTGATGAGCGGCAGATCGCGCAGGCTCCAGCGGTCGCGTACCAGATCCCACACATACGCGGTATTGCAGTGCAGGTCATTGCCCAGCGCCAGCGCAAACACAATCTCGTTGCGCGATTGCACCGCGTAGGCATGGCACCGCTTTAAGCCCTCCTCGGAGATCTGCGCGAAAATCGAACGCTTGACCCGGCCATCCCCGATGCTGCGCCAGGTCGTTCCATCCCACAGCACGAAGTCGCCAGGACTCATCACGGCATGAGATCCGGCCAGCTGCGCGATGGCGTTTTGACTGGCCGCGCCCACCTCCCCGCTCACCTTGCGCCCGGTGTAGATGTACGGCCGCCCTGAATAGGCCACCGCATAGCACCCCTGTACCCGGTAGACCATCAGGTTTTGCGCCAGCGGCATCATGCAGCTGATAGGACCTTGACCCAGCCCGAGATACATGTCGCCGGCCTGGTTGGCGACCGATGGCACCCATGTGACAGGCACACCGCCCAACGTGGCCGCATCGCTCCATGCAAGATGCTCGTTATCCAAGTTGGAATCGATCAGCGAACCCGCAAAAATGTGCTGATTGAATGGCGCCAGGCACACGCACTGCCGGCCCGCCTGCCAGCCAGGCAGCGGCTTCACCACATCGCCACCGTCGAAATACCACGGCGGCATGCCCGGCGCATTGAACACCGGGTATCCATTCAGAAGCCCTCCGGTCATCGTGCCCGACTCGAAAGCAAGCCAGCCCGTTGCCGGCGTCACATTCACCCACGCGCCGCCATCCGTCACCCAGACCCCCGCATCGCCCGCGGCCAACAGCATCTGCGCGGCGTTGTCCGTGAAAATGATCCCCCACTTAGGCGCAATCGGCACCGTCGGCGTGAATGCAATCTCACCATCGGCGCGCGTCATGCCGCTGCCAGTGCTCCGCATGTTGTGCGCGCCGCTGTAGACCTCCGGCCCCAGCGCGGCCGGCATGCTGTCCACGTTCACCCCCGAAGGGTTGAATTCCATGACTTTGGATCGCCTCATTGGTTCGCGAGATATGCCCCGCCCAAGTAGACCGTTGCCCCGGTCAGCTGTGCAAATGTGGCAAATGCGTTGCCGCAGTACACCGCTATGTCCGCGCCTGACACGTTGCAATACAAGGCGGCCGGCAGCACGGCGCCGGGATAGCCCACCGTGCCCGGCCCCTGCCCCGGATACGGTAGTCCGCTCAGCGTGACACTGCCGCCGCTGGAGTTGCTTGCGAAATTGACGTTGACCGCCCACGTAACGCTCCGCCCGACTTTGACGTAGGAACCCGTCGCAGTCATCCCAACGGCCGCGCCATTCACCAGTGTGAAAGTGCCTTCCTCGTAGTCATCGAGCACGTTCGGATTGCTTGACGGATTTTGAGCAACAGGGAACACGATCTGCCCGGCGCCAGGCCCGTTCAGGCTGAGCTGCCCGCTCAGGTTCACAACGTTCGTCCCGCGCGTAATGGCGAGCGCGACAGTGTTGAACGCCCCGGCATCATTGAAAGACAACAGCCGGAAGTCGGACCCCGCATTGCCGCCCGACTCCGGTGTCCCGTCCCCAATGTCCATACGCCAGCGGGTCAGTCCCCCACGCACGCCGAAGATCGACGCCTGCGAACCGGCAACCGCGTTTTTGTTGATCCACAGATCTGTAGAAACTGAACTCGTGTTGATATTGACAACTTCGGTTCGCACCGCTTGCAACAGCATCGGCTGCGGGCCTGAGATACCCGCCGCAGAATTGCTTATCACCGTGTACCCTGCCGCTGTCGTCGTGATACCCGTCACGTTGTAGCTCGGCGCAGTGTGCGTCTGGTTCGTCAGCACAAGCCCTGCGGACCCGTTCGCAGCCAGCGGCGTAACAGTTATCGTCGCGCCCGCTCCCGACATGGCGAAATCAATCCCCCGCTGTCCCGATGCTGAGAGGCTGACAGCGCCTGCCACGCGCCGATAAAACCCCAAGCCCGGCTCGCTGGCGAATGCCAGGCCCGGCGCGGCCACAGTGCCATCAGCGAGCTTTAACGCCCCCGTCATCGTGTCGCCGGCCTTGAGCACGTAATCGCTGAATGTCACCGGCCCCGACAGCGTAGGGAAGCTGTTTTTCAGGACGTTTTTGATACCGCGTATGTGGTCGTCGCCCTCGCGCCGGTCATCCGCGCTCAGCGGATTGGTAATCACCAGGTTGCCGACGAACTTGTCCGCGCCGGTCAGGTCTTCAAGCGCCATATCACCTCCGGGAAGTCATACGCATGGAACCGCCGCCACGATTGGCCCTGGTACGCATCACGGCATCCGCGGCCACTTGCAACGCGTGTTGCTCCGCGATCTGAGCACTCTCGAAATCCTGCACAAACCGGTGCTGCTCCGCGATCCCCTGCCAGATCCACACATCCGGGTATTGCTCGCTCAGCCAGTTGCTGCCGCCCGGCCCGACAGCCGGCGCGGTCTTGTAGTAAAGCAGGCTGACCGATGCGATTGCCGCATCAACTTTCAGCTCGGCGCCGGCTATCGTGAACTTGCCCTTTGAACCATCCCCGCGCATGAAAACCCGCGGCAGCTCATAGAGCAACGGCTCACCATCCGGCGCAGTCACCGTGTCGGCCTGCCCGAAGTCAGCCGGCAGCGCGGCCACGCCGGCCACTACAGGCAGCACTACCAGCACGCTTGCCGACTCCGGGAAGAAGTCGCGGCCCAGACGCTCGCGCGCCAGCTCCAGCGCCGTAGGTTCGTTGTCGATAGTTTCCTGATCGCTGCGGTGCATGTAGCCCGACACCGCCGCGCGCACATCGTCATACGTCATCGCGCTGGCCCTCCTCTGGCGGCACGAATGGCCCGCCACCGGACAGCAGGATCGCCAGGACAACGGCCTTTTGACGCAGCGTAGGCGGTGCCTTTGCCGGCAGGCGCCGGCCTGGTCCGCGGCCGCCTGCGATAAAGGCTCGATTGCCCGCGTTCGCGGTCACGCGCTGCACGCTCTGCCGCGGCCTGTAGATACCGGTTGTCATATGCGGTGCCTCATGCGGAAAGGTTCACTCTCGCTGCTGTGCATGAATTTCAACCACGCGGCAGAACGAATGCGCGCATCAGGCGCGGCCAGGTCAGGATATTTACGCACCAGCGCGGCATGGTCCTCGAAAGGCACCGACAGCGCCCACCGGCCCAGGCCCGGCCGATCTGCCGGCCCGGTGCCCTCGGTGCGAATGCGCGCCACATCCTGCAATATCTGCCCGCGGTTGATCTGCTCCCACGCATGCGTCAGCTCGCGCCCTCGCAACCAGATAGATTGCCGGAACATGGCGCCGGCCCTACGCTGCGAACTCCGTTTCGCGCCGCTCGCTCAGCGGCTCCGGTGGCGGCTCGTTCGGCGTCAGCTCATCGAGCTCCGGGTTGTCCTCGTTGAGCGCAATCACCGCCGTTGCCTCATCAATGCCGCGAATCACGCCGTGCGCTTCTTCGCTCATGACCTTCAATGTCCAATCCGCGAAGACCATCCCCTTATCAGCAAGGCCTGTTTTCGCCAGGCTGATCGTATTCATGCCAGTGAGATAGCTCAGCGCCAGGTACTCGGGATCGAGAATGAAAAGAGAACTGACACCGGCAGACGTTGGCTGTTGCAGGCGATTCGCCTCCATATTCAGCGTCACGCCAAAATCCGTCACGAAGACGTTCACGCTGCCCGTTGCCACCGCGGCGCCGCGCTTCTCGCGTACATCGCTCGTCAGCGTTGCCACCTGCGCCGATGTGCTGAACATGTAAGCGGAAAGCTTGCGAATCACGGCCGGCGTGCCCATCAGCGTAGACGGGTTGCCGCCCTGCTGCCACACCGCCTGCGCCACGTTCCGAACGAGCGTTTCCGACAGCGCTCGCGCGGTGCCAGGCGTTGCCACCGTCACCAGCCCGCTACCGGCCTGGAAACCACCGTTGCCGCCCGTCGCGCCGTTGCTGACATTGGTTGTCAACCACGCATCAAGCCCGGCAGACTGGCCCGCCACAGCGCCCGTATCGGCCACGCTCGCCTGGTTCGATAGGCAGATTGCGTCAATGTCGCGTTTCGTCTCCATCTGCCGGCGCATCACCTGATAAGCGTAGGCGTCGCCCATGTTGAGGGTTGCCCCATCGCGCGCCCTGGTCGAAGCGCTCACCATCTTGCCGCTGATCTGCGAATGGTTGCCCACGCGCGTGCCCAGCAGGTTGGAATCGGCCGGCGCATCGCTGCCATCGATCAGCTTGTTGGCCAGGCTCGGCGCGGCCAGCTTGTCTTTTGTCCACTCGGCATATTCGTTGTTGTGCGAATCGCTGCCGACCAGCTCTTGGAAAGGAAGTGGGATCTTCGAAATGTCCCAGATCTTCGCCATCACATCTTCAGGAACCAACCCACCCCGCGGCGCGGCCTTGATCGCCGCATGTGTCACCAGTGCCATAGCTCACCCCTTAGCTATCAGATCAGCCACGCGCCGGGACAGCGTAGATTTGTTGCTCACGCCCGGCGCGCGGCCAGAAATTGCCGCGGCTCGGCTCGTTTCCTTGGATAGCGGTTTATCGCCCACAGGATCGACCCGGCGCCCGGCGCCTTTGGCTGCATCAATGCGAGCAAGCGCATGCGCGAAGTCTTGAAGGATGAGGATTTGCCGGTGGTCAATGATGCTGCCCAGCTCTGCGGTACTGAATCCGTACCGCTTGCCGAGCGCAACCAATGCCGGCCGCTCACTCTCGACGTACTTCGCATCGCCCCATTGCGGCCGGGCTTTAGTCAGAAGCTCGGCCTGAGCACGCTTGTTCTGTTCATATTGAGCGTTGACACGCTGCAATACTGCCGGTGGTAGAGCGCGGTCCGGGAAGCTGTCGATGATCGCCATGATCCGGCGATGTGCGTCGATTTGCTCGAGCTCGGTCGTCTGCCGCTGGTCCGCGAATTCTGCGCGCTCCTGCTCCAGCTTGGCAAGCATCGGCAACTTCGCTTTTAATTCGCCAAGCGTCAGCTTCTGGTCACCCACCTGCAAAGTGACCTTGTTGAGCTCTTTCGGCGTCACGCGCAGGGCGCGCGCCAGGTCATCTAACGAGGTTTCATCATCATCGCCATGCAGCTGCTCGGCCTGGTCATCGTCCTGTTTCTGCTCGTCACTGCCGGCCTCGATGCGGCTGGCCTCTTGCTCACCATCCCCGGCGCGGCCATGTTCGGCATGCTCGCCCTCGTCGTCGCCCTCGCTGTCAACGCCTGAGCTACCACCGGCCAGGATGCCGGCTACCGCATCAGTCAGCTGCTTCCCGACCAGCCGGCGCCCGTTATCAGCCGGTGCCTGCGCTGCCGGCTTGCTTCCCAATGCGGGCGGCTCTTGCGCTGTTCCCACCTGCCGCGGTTGACCCTGCGGCCTGCGCGGCACGCCTGCCGCGCCGTTGACTGCTGCTGTCATGTGTCATGCCCTCGTTTCTTTTGCGCGCGTCATGCGCTGCGTTTTGAATGGCGAGCAACAGCGCCGCGGCGCCCTGCATGCTCAGCGACAGATCTGCCGCCGCCTGCACCGGATTGCCCGCCGCCAGGATGCGGCGCACCAGCCGCTCCGCATACCATCGTTCCAGGTGCGCGAATGCCGGATTGCCCGCTATCACGCACAGCTGCCGCTCAAACTCAAAAGGCGTCAGCTCCTCCGTCATTGCGCCGGCCCTGCTGCGCCGTTCGGCTGCTTTGGTGACCCGGCTATCAGACTGGCCTGTCCCTGCTCCTTGGCGTCCTGCGCGCCCTGCGCGGCCACATCCTGCGCGGCCTCGATAGGTGCAGGCGACAGGGTCAATTTCGCCTCCTCGATCGCGGCATCCACCAGCACCTTGACCAGATCCACGAAGGATTTAGCGTCGGTCTTGTACTTGTCCAACATCAGCGCGGCGCGCATGCCGTCTGCCTGCTGTTCGCGGTTGGCCTGGTCACTCTCGCCCTTGCGCTGAATCGTCTCCTGCGCCTGCTTGCTTTCGGGATCGATCCAATAGCGCTCCGGCCCCTGGAGCATCGCTGTAGTCGTCCAGTCATACGCGGTGTTGTAGATCTTGCCGGCGTCCGTCAACACGCCATCCATGCCCTGCCCCATCGCTGAGATCTGCTTTTGCAGCACGGAATCGAGCGCAATCATTCGCTTGGCCCGTTGGCTGTCGGACTGCCCGATGCGGATGCGTACCCCGTTGCGCGGCTTCCACTTGCTCGGGTCAACCTCCATCCATTCGCCCTCGACCTTGACCGTCAGCGGCCCGCCCCATTGCGTGCGAAGCAAGTAATGCGCGATCTGAAAGGCACTGCGTAGGCCCGTCTCGCCCATCGTGCGCGCCATCATCGCGGCAAGCTGCTCCTTGACGCTGTATTGGCGCTCGATCCCCTGCGCGGTTTGGTTGCTCGCTATCTGCGTTGTCGCGCTCGCTTGCATGTCCAACGCTGCGCCGCCGCGCTCGCTGCGGCTCTTGTCGGCATAGTTGAGCAAGGCGTTAAGGCTTGGCCCTGCATCCACCACCGGCACCGGCTCAATCGCGCCTGGTGCTTTCGTGCGAACGATATCGGCGGTTGCATCCTGCGCGTCCGCGATGTTGGCCAGGTCCTCGTTCACCGCCAGGCGCGGCCGGTTTACCTTGTTGCTGTTCTCGATCCAATTCCGCAGCGCTTTGGTTTTGATTTCCTGAATCTCACCGATGCGATCAAACAGGCTGATCCCATCCATGCGGTGCGGATACAGGATCACGTTACCCACCGCATAGCAGACGCGGCCCACCCGCTGCGGCTTGCCGATGATCGTTTTGTTGTCCCTGCTGTAGTACACGCGGTAGCGCTTCGCCTCCAGGCTCTTGGCGCTGTCGGCCAGCTCCACATAGCACCGCCACACCTCGACCGTTTCTGTAGCGTCCTGCGCGGCCTGCTGCGATGGCTCGTCGCCCTCATTGCGGCGCGTCAGGTGCAGCTCATAGGTAGATGGATCGTGGCGTTTGAGCTTGCCGACCTCAGCCGCGCTGAAACCCTCCCCGACCAGCCGCGCCCTTGTCGTCACAAGGCGATCAGCACAGAAACGCTGCTTGTTCAAGTCGCGCTCATGAATCGAGCTGGCAACGAAGTTTTCGCGCGGCACGCAGGCGCTGCATAGCCGCTTCTCGGTGTTGATCCGGGTCAATCGCACCTGGTACGGCTCCCGCCCGCCCTGCTCGATGGGCTTGCCCTCGCCGTTGTCCCCGATCACCTCCAGATCCGCCATCTGCTGCCCGGCCTGGTTCGGCTTTAGCAGGTCTTCGAGCGCCAGCGCCGGCACTCCGCTCCACTCCTCGGGCTCTTTGCTCTGCGTTTTCTCGATCCACACCGCCAGAATGCCAGTCCGCATCAGAAGTGCATCCTTGATCTGCTCCGACAGGCTCACGAAACCGCCCTCGCCGGCATAGCCCTCCATGAGCATGCTGCGAACGATGGCGGATTCTTTCAGCGCCTCCGGCTCATCGTCGGCGCCGTTCGCATCGAACTGCACGCCTCCAACATCCTCCAGCGCCGGCGCGATCTGCGCGTATACGGCCTCGACCATGTCCGCCACATCGAGCGACACGGCATCGCGGTTTTCATCCTGCTCCGGGTCATCGTTGCCAGGCAATCGGCCCTCGCTGTAATCGAGCGCGGCTTGCATTTGCCCGTCATCGGCGCTCTGCGCCAGGCTCACCGCGGCTTCTAGTTCGGTACCGCAGATCTTTGCTACTTCAGCATCGGCAATCATTGTGTTTCCTTCATTTCATGTACCCGCTCACCAGCTGCGCGGCCACCATGCATGCCAGGCCTGCGGCAACGAGGTTCAGGCGCGGCGGTATGGCCGGCACGCCAATAGCCGCCAGGATGAAAAGCACCAGCGCCGCAATCAGAAAGATTAGGGAAAGCATCGCCGTTCACCTCCTGTTCGCCAGCCGGCGTGCCACAGCGGCCCGCTCATGTCCGGCCAATTCCGTGTCCCGTAGGCTCACCGTCCAATCCGTCCGCAGCGCAGCGCTGCGCGCGCATGCATAGGTGCGAAGCGCATCGGAACAATGGCTCGTCCAATCGTGCTGCGGCTCTTTGCCCATGATCTGCAGCTTCTCGTCGTATTCGTAGCGGTACTGCCGCAGCGCATCGAGCGCGAACTCACAGCGCTTCCGGTCGAAAACGATCATCGGAATAACGGCCCGCGTTGCTTCGATCCCATCGGCCAGGCTCATCGGCACGGCCAGCTCGAAATGCATCCCCAGCTCGCGCGCCACCTCCTGCCGGCTGCGGCCGGTGCCCAGCTCACGCACGGCCAGGTCATGCGGCGCGCACCAGCGCGTGATGGTGTAGCCCAGCGCATCGACCTCGCGTTTGATCTGCGGCAGGCCTTTGCCGGTGTATTCGCGGTAGTCGATGGCGCGGATCTGCCCGCCCGTGCGGTGTTCCTGGAGAAACCACAGCGCGAACGCATCACGCATGCCGAGATCTACCGCCACCGTGACACCCAGCGCCGGCTCGTACGGCACATCGCAGACGCGGCCCAGGCTTTCCGCGGCGTTGATCTCCGCGCCATAGACTGCGCCCTTGATCGCGGCATCGAAGCTGCACTCGAATTCCTGCGCGTACTCGGCCGCGCTCATGTTCGCGCGGGCTGTCGCCAGGTCATCGGGATGAATGACGCCCGTTTGGCTGGCCTTGAGCATGTGCGCGCGCCAGCCCTCCTGCCCATCGCGCGCCGCCAGATAGGCCCGCTTCAGCTGATTGGCGCCCATCGGCGTTCCGGCCAGGATCGCCCATCCATGGCGATCCATCAGCGCGGGCAAGATCACCTCGGTGAACAGGCGCGGATGCATCAGCGCGTACTCATCGAGCACCGCCCCATCCAGATACATGCCGCGCAGGTCATGCATGCGATCCGCACCCAACAGCATGAGCTTGCCGCCGTTGGGATAGTTCATCGTCAGCTCGGCCGCTTGCGGTCGCAGCCCTGGTATCGGTGCGCTGTATTGCTTGACGTAGTCCCACGCGATCCGGTGCGCCATGCGGTACGTAGGCGCGATGTAGGCGACCTGCGGCCTCGGCAGTGCCACGCGCAGCACCCCGCGAATGCTGTGATTGACGAGGCCCACGGTTTTGCCGGCGCGGCGGTGCGCCACCACCACCTGAAACCGTTCACGCGCCTGGTGTATCGCCTTCTGGTATGGCCTCGGCCAATAAGGCAACACCAGCGGCTGCACCTGCTGCTGCTGCATCGCTGTCATCCTCCTGCCACGCAATCGCATACCGCGGCGCCTTATCCCCTGCCGGTTGCACCATCACCGCGGCCAGGCGCGGCAGACGGTACGGCAGGAGCGCCATCGCAATGCGAATTGCTGTTTCCTTTTCCCCGGCTTCAAACGCAGCTTGCAGGTAGTACGACAGCAAGGCCTCGGGCTGCAATCTGCCCTTCGCCTCGCTTTCAGCCCAGAACCTTGAAGCTTCGCGGCGCCTGCTGCGCCGGGTTTTCTTTTCGGACACCGTGACCTCATGCCCGAACAAATCGAGCAACGGACCCCCGGTGTTGTAAGCGTCGGCCACTTTTTAAGCCAATCCTTGTTTTTTGTTATTGACAGATCGCACCATGTCAGAACCGGCCTACGATGGCAAATCGCTCATGTAAACCTGCCTCGCGTGTCAGGCGCTTCATCTGCGATTTGACAAGCCGCGCCTTTGCTGCTGATGCCTGCCGGCCTGTCAGCGCGTAGGCGTGTTCCTTGCCGTGCTGATCCAAGATCACAAAGCCAGGGTCCGGCCACCGGGTTTGCACGCTGAATTCAAGCCACTCATTGCTCTGCATGCTGCACCTCCTGCGCGAACAGATCGCTGTAATCCCCCCATTGCTCGGCCATCGCCTGCGCCACCCCTTCAAACGTGCGGCTGCGCTCTTTCCACCGCATCGGCCCCGGTGGCATGCGGTGGATCCGCTGCTCGCGCCCGGCCGCGATCCTCGTCGCTCGCAGGCACGGCAGGCCTTTCAACCATAGGCATGTGGCTTTGGTTTCGCCGTGCCCGAACATCCACGGTTGAATGACCTGATCCGGCTGGCGCCACAAACTCGACATGATGCACACCGGGTTCTCGATGGCCACCCGCGGCGCCGGAGCCTTGGCCAGCGCCATGAAAAACTCGATGGCCTCGCGCTGCCGCCCGTCCGCGCGCTTCTCCTCGAAATGCCGCGCGCCGCTTACCGCAAGATGCGTGCAAGGTGGATGCGCGATCACCAGATCCCACCGCGCCCCGATCAGCGCCAGCACATCCCCGCGATGGTGAAACTTCGAACCATCCTCGGCCGGCAGCAGGTCGCAGCTCCATGCGTCATGCCCCAGCGCCCGGAATGCCTCGCGCACCCGGCCGGAATATTCGCAGGCGACGAGCACTTTCATTTGTCAGGCTCACGCAGTGAGCTTGCCTCGTGGTACGCGTCCCCGTACGCATTGGAAAGCCTGCACCATGCCCAGATCGCCCCGCATAGGCCCACCACCACGGCCAGCGCCCACAAGGCGACAAAGAACCCCACCACCAACAAGATCAGCTCGATCATCTGAGCATCCTTTCAACGTAATACACCGCGGCCCGCGCCTCTGTCAGCGCCCCGATGATCTGATTTCCGTAACCGAGCGCGGTGCTAGTAGAGGACGCTATCGCCTGCATCCGCCGCAATGCGCGCTCAAGCTCTAGTCCCGCCTTACGCACGTGCTCCTCTATCTCGCGTTCTTCCCTGCTAAGCATCAAAACTATCCCCTACGTTAAATAAATCTGCCGGCGCCTGCTCTTGCAATCGCCGGTCTATCTCGGCCAGGCGCATGCGCCGTGCCTGCTCTTGCTGACGTTCCCGGTCCCGCGTTTGTGCTTGCAGGTACAGCCGCACCTGCGCGGCATCCGCGGCTATGGCGTGTCTCAGCCGGCGCAGCTCGATCTGCTCGGCCACCGTTGGGGAACGTCCCTGCGCCATGGCTCACCGGCCGTACATCGCCTGCAATGCTTCCATCGGCATCGGCCCGCCGTGCTTGCGCCAGGCTGCGAGCGCCGGGTTATCCACAGACGTTCTCTTAAAAAATGAACTTCCATCCTGAAAACCTTGGACACTCGACCTGGACACTGGCCCCGCCGGCCCCTGTTTCTGCCCTGTAGCGCGGCGGTTTGGCCACTTGGACACTGGACTTGGACACTCGCGTTTTATCCCGGTCAGCAAGGCGGAAAGCGTCAGCCGCACCACCCCGACAATTTTTCGCCGCGCCCGGTTAATCTTGCTGTCACCCGCAAGCCATTTCATATCACGGAAAAAATCCAGCACCCGCCGGACTGACTTGTCGCAAGGCAATCGACCGTGCCGGGAACGCACGCCCTGTTTGTCCAACTCGCGCAAGATGGCAGGCACCCATGTCTCAAAATCGCCATTCCGGCCCCCCTTGGTGTCGTAAATGCTCCAGCCGTACACCAAATCCCACACCACCCGCCACCACAGCGGACGGCCAGCCAACCCCTTCAGCACCTCACCCCCGGTCACTACAAAGCTTGCGTTCGTCATAGTTCCAACCTCGTCAATGTTTTTTGACACGCCGAAAACGACAAAAGCCCGCACTCCTCTGCATGAGGATTGCGGGCTTTTGTCAGAATTTCGACTATATTTACAGGCATCGGGCGGCTCCTTCGCTCGGTCACCGGGTTTGGGGATGCTTCGAACCATCCGCCAGACCCACCTATTTAGTGACCTGCTGACACACTTTACCATGTCAAGCTCATCACCACCCGGTTGCGCCGCCCGCGGTAGCACTAATCCTGCTGCTGCTGCTGCTGTCATCCTCCAACCTCAATTTAGTCGGACGGCGTTTTTCTCTTAAGCGACGGGCCCGCCTGCCCGTTGCCCTCAACATCAATCTTTCGCTCCGACTCAAACGGCCCGATCCGCACATCGCCGTTCCCGTGCAGATACACGCACCCACCCAGCACGAGCGCCAGCACCAGCGCGGCCACGCTATAGGCCCAGGCCACCCAGCCCGCCTAGTCCCACTTGCGCGCTGCGCGCGGCCTGCTGCGCCAGGTCAAAGCCGGTCCCGCCCGTAGGCTGGCCCTTGAGCGCCTGCTGCGTGAACATCATTGCTTGCGTCGCCAGCGGGCTATGGTTCTGGTACGTCTTCATCAGCGGCGTAGCGGCCAGGCCAAGCCCGCCCTTGGCCAAGCTCGAAACCCCGCTGCCGCTGTTGAGCCAGTTATTGAAAACGCCCACCGTGCCACCCGTGTTCGGAACAATGGGCTTGCCCAGGCGCGAAGTGAAGAACCGCAGCCCGTCATACAAATCCCCGACAGGGTTTTCGCCCACCGTGCCCGATCCGCGGCGCATCAGCTGCTCACCACTCTCGCCGGCCCGCCCGATATAGCCCGACTTGTCACCGCCGCCCACGTTGCGCGCCATCGCGTGCACGTTGACATGCCCGTCCGGTGTCGCCCCGCCGCGATCCAGCGCCCTCCAGACGTTCCATTGATCGCGCGCCCTGCCGTACAGCTCCACGGTATCCGCCGCCGCTGGCCCGCCCTTGCGCGCCATTTGCACCGCGGCATCTTCGATGGCCTTGTCATAGACCTTGAGCACATCCCCGTACAGCTCGCCTAGCTCGCTGTTCCCCTGGTTGAATGCGTCCCGCATCTTCCCGCTCATCGTTGAGCGCATGGTCATCATCGACTCGCCGGTTATGAATTTGCCCTCCTCGGCGCCCACCGCGGCCATGCGCTCTTTCTGGCCCCCTTGCAGGGAATGCAGAATGGTTTTGATCTGCATGCGCGGCATGCCCTCCAGCGCCTCGCTGGCGGCCATTTGCTCGACCTTCTGAATCATCGGATCAATGTCGACGCGGCCCAGGCGCTGCCCCACCTCATCGAACATGGCGCCCGTCTGATGCTCCGCGGCCATCCGCACGGCCGGCCCCACGTTGTCGGCTTCCTGCCCCATCGCGCGGGCGGCCAGGCGATTCAATACGCCCTCGTTCCCCTGTTTGACGTCATCGAAGAACTTCGATGTAAACGGGTTGCCGGCCAGGCCGGCCTCGATCTTTCGATACGTGGGGTTGCCCGCTTCCTGACCCGGCAGCAATTGCAGGCCCACGCGCCGCGCGCCGGCCATGATGTCGCGCTCCGCCTCGTTCAAGTTGCTGGCCTGCTGCGCGGCCATCCCGCCGCCCGTAGCGGCCCGCGCCTCGGCCATCGCCGCGCGGCCCGCCTTGACGCGGCCGATGATCTGCCCGGCCGCGGTCGTTCCCACGCTCAGCGCGGCGCCCTTGGCCGCATCTTCGAAGTAATCCCCGGACTCGCTCTGGATCGCGCCCATGGCGGCGTTCGTGGCTGCTGCGCGGCCTCCTACCTGTAGTGCGCCCATCACGCCAGGCGCGGCGGTCGTGCCACCGGACAGCAGCGCCAGCGGCAGCGTCGGCAGCATCGCCCCAATGGCGGCGCCCCATGGGGATTCAGTGTGTAGGTTTTCGCGGATCCGCGCGGCCTCGACCCGCTCGTCCTCGATGGCTAGCCGCGCCTTGTCATCGCCGCGGATCATCGCGTACACATCGCGCGCATTGCGCCCCATGGTCGTGAACTGATCGCCGGCAGACACCGCCATCGCTTCGCCAAAACGATCCATGCCGCTGCCCTGTAGGAGCTGCATCGCGCTGCGCTCCTGCTGCGGTGCCACGCGGCCCACCGGCACCCATTGACCGTCGACCAGCTCCAGCTCGTCGCCGGCCGCATTCTTGACTCGTTGGCCCATGCTGCGGCCCTCCTACTTGTAGCCCGGTGGCGGTGGCGGTACCAGCCAGGGATTTGCGCTGCGGTGCGTTTTGAGCTTGCGCGCGAACTCATCGCGAATGCCCGCGTATGCCGCCTCGAAAGCCTTTGGCTTGCTCATCAGGTCATTGACCTCCGGCAGCTGCGCCGTTAGCC